GCGATGTATCTGGGTCAATGACTACTGTGTAAGTCTGGCTACCCGTAAGGGTCTTACCACCCATAAGGGCGGAGCCAGATACCACTGTCATAGAGGTGGCTGTATCAGTGATGGCACTTGACAGCGTGGTTTGCTGAGCACGTGAGGAGTATTTGCGTACTGTCATTGTTTACCTATCGGGTATAGTGGACTCGGGGAGGGTACTTCGTTAATTGAGACTTTGCTTCTTCGTTCAAACGTTGTGTGTACAAACTGTAGATTTGCTGTAGTATTCTTGTTGTTCCGCTAAAGGTACGCTTGCTATCAATCTCATCAGCCTGTGGACTAGTCTGAGTAGCACGTGCTGGGTCAAGGAATGTCAATAGGCGATATGCAGCACCAAGAATTACAACATCCTTACAAGATTCAGGAAGTCCTGTTGTGGTGGTAAATACATCAGAGTTAGAAGTAAAAGGGCTAGGAGCAGCAGCATAAAGAACCTTGACAGTTCTACCAGGAGTTATGTAATCGTAAACGCTAACCGTTTGAGCAGGAGAAGCAGCGCTACCACCCCAGGTGGTGATGTCAGCATAAGGCTCAAAAGACCAGCGCCGTACAGGAATCCATTCTTTTGATGGACCTACTTCTTGCCAGTGCATAGCCAAGATAGCATCAGCAGTAATGTTATTGCTACTGCTATCTAATAATTCATAAGTTGTAATTGCTGCATTATATGTAAAGGTAGTTTGCTTAACACCATGGATAGAAGCACCCATAGCGTTGATGGTATCATTGATAGCCTTCTTAATTACATAGCGAGGAAATGTTGGGCTAATTGTAACTTTGCTAGAAGTAGCAGCAGTAGATGCTGTAGTTCCTAGATAGCCTCTACCCCAAGGTGCGATAGTTAAAGTATTACCTACACGGTCAAAGTTTTCTACCCACATCAACTCTTCGCCAATTTCGATTATTCCCTTGCCAATATCAGCAGTAGAAGATACCGATATAGTGGTTGTGGTAGTAGTGCTAACAGCAGATGAAAGACTGGTAGCCCTATCCTGTTGCATGGTGTAACCCGCCATGTTGATAAGGATTTCATCTATCAGGTTAGTTAGGGTCGTTGTCACGATTCAATAGTCCTTAATGCGTCTACCGCAGACTTGTTAGTTGTACCGGCTAGTTCGTTGCAAATACCGAATAAATCTTTGTAATCATCTGGCTGGCGGTTAGCATCAGCCTTGATATTAAGAGCACCAATGATTCCAAGACCAGATGTACCAGCCCAATCATTAGCAGCGCCTTGTTCATCCAGGAAGGCTGTCATGGCAGGATAAGTACCGCCATTAGCCAAACGGTTTAGTTCTGCACAGAGCGTGCTACCTGCTATGCCTGCCATTATCTATACCTCGCCGTCTTTCTTGCGATTGATTTTGGTTGCTTTGAAAATTGTCTTCCAGCCTTAGTATCTCTACGCTTCTTAGCGGAGGTGGCTGCGTATTCTTTTTTGCTTAATGCTTGACGTGCTTTCTTAGGTAGATATCTTTCGCCAGTTGCTTTGGAACCTTGTGTACTTGGCTTACCTGACCTAGTGCCCCACTCTTCTTTAGTCCACTTAGATAGGGACTTTTGTTTTCTTGTCTTACTGCCGGTGTAACCTCCACCAGCCTTCTTGTAAGCCTGTGCTACAAGTTGCGCTTTGCGAGCAGACCATTGACCAGGTCTACCACCTTTAGAACCAGCAAGGATGCGGTTCTTGATAGATTCACGTAGACCTGGTTTTGTATATGACATTATGACTTGAAGTATCCTGGACCGGAATCTTTACCGCGAGTAATCTTCTTACCCTTGTAATTTCCAGTTAGTAATCCTGGGAACAAGCCCTTACCTGCGGTCTTGCTTGCTGACTTAGCAGTAGGCTTTGACGCCATAGCGCGGGCTGCATCTGCGGACTTTGCAACAGCCGGCTTATACTTAGCACGAGCGGCATCTGCTGACTTAGCAGTTTTAGAACCTGCGTTCTTTTGAGCAGCAGCAAGGCGTCGTTCTCCGTACATACGGCGGATACCCTCTACGTATTCTGCATTCTTAGATGTTCCAGCCTTCTTTAAGGCTGCAGTCATTCCCATTTTCTTGATTCTATCAATAGTAGCCTGGGAAACTTTTATTGGTTTCTTTGCCATTACCACTTTACCTTATCTGCCCAATATGCGGCACTCATTTTTCCTTTTGAGATGTTGCGACGATGGCGAGCCTTAAAAGACTTACGCTTCATCGTCATACGCCGAGATTCCCCGGCTTTTGGCTTACCAGCGGTGGAGGCTCCCTGTTCGCCAAATCTTATGGTCTTTACTTGGTTGCCTTCTTTGGCAACTACTATGTGTGATTTCTTAGGATGGTTAGGAGTGCGCTTGGGTTTATTAAATCCTGATACACCTGCACGTGCCAAGCGTGGGTCACGTCTACTTGTTTGCTTTGCCATATTCCCCGTACTTTCCAAGAACCGCCCTTACGGTTCCATTCTTGTTAAGCCGCACCACCATGCCGTCTTTAATCTGCATCGGGTTAAACCCACGATGCGGCTTGTATTTCCCTGATGACATTACTTATTACCACTGTTCCTAGCATTAATCCATCTACGTGTATCTTCATCATAAATCGGTTTAGTTTTGGTTACATTTTTAATCCACCGATAAATTTTATCTACATTAGATTGGTCATCAAATCCTTTGCGATTCTGATTACGACCACGTAGTTTAGCGCTGGCTTGTTTTTCTTTACGACGTTTAGAATTTCCATAAGACTCACTAAACACGCTTCTTAACTCAGCATTATTTCTTCTTAATTCAGCCATTTTATTTACCTCTTACTCTCTTTAATCTAAGTTATTTGCGCTTTTTATTTACTCTACCGAGAGTACGGGCACGCTCAGACTTTTGTGCTGCAGTAGTTCTTTTAACTGGTAGTTCGCGTAAAACTGCTCGGCCTATAGCCCTCTTTTCGGTGCCTGCAGAGAAGTCTGCACTTATTTCCTTGCCAGCCTTTAATTGTGCTTTATTTGCCTTATTGATAAGTTTAGCAACTTGCTTTGCTTCAGATATGGTTATGCCATAATCCTTGTACATTTTTTTTGCTAAAGGATTTACCTTTGCCATACTACTTTCCTTTCACTTTCTTTAATCTAGGATTTTTACGCTTTGCTACTGGACTTGCCTTGCGAGTTGACGAGGCGAGGATTGCACCAGCACGTTCCATTGATACACCGGACCGGCGTGCTATTTTCTTCTGTACTGCCTTGAATCCAGGATGTTTCTTTGACTTCTTCATTTCTTTTGGATTCCTTTTTTGTTGTATTTACGTCCTTGCAATAATGCTCCCCAGAATTGTCCTGCTTGAGCATCGGTTCTACCGCCTTCGTTCCATTCAGCATATTCTTTTGCTGCATTTTGAATATAGCGAGCAATACGAGATGGCGCTACTCGAGTCTTAGACTTGTTAGCCATTAGTATGCCTTACCCTTCTTAACTTTCTTGCCGGTCTTCTTTGCATATTTCTTAGCAGCAGCCTTACCCTTGGCGGTGTAAGGGAACTCTTTCTTTCCTACCTTTGGCATTATGCACCTATCTCTTTCATTACTTCGGCTACGCCCTTATTTATCTTATGTGCTTTAGGCATGGTATTACCGTCATAGGCTTTACCTAGAATCTCAGATGCTCTTTGAGCATTCTGTATATCTTTCATGTTAGTGCTGTTAGGTTGAATACCTTGAGCCCTAGCATCTCTATATGCCTGTAGTTCTGCATTCCATTTCTTATCTGGAATATCTCTTGTTGCATCCCCTGCGTTCATTTGAAGAGTTAATGCCTTGCAACCAAAGCAAGTATCAACTGGCTCGGGATGATGTTCCCAATGTTTCATATTGCTGTAAAATTACTCTCCGTTACTCCGACACCACCTGCGATTAGTTCAGCCTTCACAGCCTCACTAACGACATGGTCTCTGCCCCCCAAGTATACCACATCATAGTCGACTAGGTCTTCATCAAGCGGGTACCGTATCTGGGAATAAGTGCTTCCTGATTTAACGATAGTTATCCCTTTATCTAACTTATAGAAGTAAAACAGCCTGTGACGTCCAGCGGGACCTTCTCGCACCGTAGGTGTCTTGAAGATGTATTCGGTCATTAGTCCTCCTTAATGGACTCACCCCAAAGGGGTAGACTTTTCAAATATGCCTACCCCTCAGAGTCAATCAACTAGGAAGCGATTGAAGAACCGCTTTCAATGCGGAACAAAGCCTCTTCGCGGTAGCGAGCGAAGCCGAGTACGCCGTACCAGCCCATTGGGCGGTGACGCATCAACTTGTCGACTACAGGTCCGACGACTACGTGTGGCTCTTCGGCAACTGCCTCAGCAAGAGCCTGCTGACCGCAAACGATTGTGCGGTATACCTTGGCGCTTGAAGCACCATCGGTAGCAGTGTACATACGGTTGGTCTCAACGAAGTATGCTCCTTCGTAAGTTCCGATTTCGCCTGCCCAGATTTCATTCTGGTTAGCGCCGTATTGGTGAGGAATCAACCAGCCAGCAGAACCTGTCTCAGCACGAAGGTCGTGTGAAACTTCTGGGTGGATACCAACCCAGTATAGGTTGCCCTTGCGACCCTTAGCGTTGTTTGCACGCAACTTCGCAACAGCACGACGGATGTTGGAAGAAGCGAGGGTTGCAGCAGCGGTGATTGTTGCTGTTGAGGTTGCAGTAGAACCTGCGTAGATTACGTTGGTTCCCTGACGAAGTGTGGACATCGCTACCTTGTCGATAGAATCTGCAAGGTTGTAAGCGATGATGTTCGCAATCGCTGGGTCTACATCAGCAAGGCTGAAGAGTTCCAACGCACGAGTTACGAGAACAGCATTACCGTACTCAGCAAGAGTAATGGTCACAGATGTCGGAGTTGAAATTCCGACTGAATCTGGGTCAGTATCTTCGGTGAGTGCAGTTGTTGCTGCGGTTAGGTCAACATAGCGTTGTAGAACAACGGTTGAGCCTGGGATTGCTTGGCGAGCAGGACGCTTATCTGCGACAGAACGAATTAGAGGTTCTGAGCGGAGAGCGAACTCGAGAAGACGGTCATACGCCTTCTGGACAAGACCTGCTCCACCTGCGGTACCACCAGGGGCGGTGGTGCTGGTAAAGACGTTTGCCATTTGTTTTAGTCTCCTAGACTATGAACGGTTATTGTTGCGAGCGTAGGAATGCTAGAAGTTCATCCGCATTTTCTGCGTTGTCTATCTTCATTAGCATTTCATCTGCCCGTTCGGGCGAAACAGCACTCTGGGTCACAGCATCCATTTGACGGAGGCTTGCTTTGTCGTACTCGGCAATCGGTGTTTTAGGTTCAGGAGTGAATCCGAACACATCACCATTCTGCTCAAGCCACGACCCGATTGCTTCTTCAGAAGCATCAATGTCCGTAGGGATGAATCTTGCGACCTTCATGTTGATACCCTTGGATGTAAGAACATCCTTTAGTACGCGTTCTCTTTGGGCTTTGCTCAACTCACCTAGAGTTGACTCAAGTTCCTTTGCTCGTTTCTGCTCAACCTTTAATTGTTTACGCAGTTTCTTAACGAGGTCAGTATCGGTGCCAACGAATTGGTCTTGTACATCGTCCTCTTCGTCGTCATCGTCCCAGTAGTTATCGCGATTGTTGCTCATAGCAACCTCTCCCATCATTAGTAGTTGTCGCACGCCTCAACATGGATTGGGGGGTCCATCTTGGCTCGTACTTCCAGTCTTATACACCGCACGGGGCTGGCTGGTCCGTGTCGGGATTCTAGATTATGCCTGCTGTTGGTCTTCTTTGTGAGACCGTTGTTGTTCCTGCTGAACGCTGGAATG